GGCCCCTCCCGGGGCCCTCTTTCTCGGTGATAAAGGAGTTATTATGACAACCGGCACTTATTCGACATTCGACGCTCATCCAGACCCCTATAATATTGACTATTATAGTAAGTACTTTTATAAGTCTTGGTCCGGAGAAGATCGTCCGTCGTATAAGAGGGAGTTTTACTATCGCGCAGTTTACCGCGCGAAAACCGGGTCGGTCTTGCTTCTTCGCAAGCCCGTCAGAAGAAAACCCCCTTCATCAGTCAAGGACGCGCCGCATCCGTGGTCAATGCAATTCAACCAGCGCAATACGAACCCAGGTGTGTACACTAGCTCGAACGGAAGTTCCGGTCGTGCAAATGTTAGCAACTGGTCGTACAACTTTGGTTATCCTGCATTTTCTGCGAATGACGACATTCGCCTGATCTCGAAACTTCGAGAGCAGGTTGTAGGGTCTTCGTTCGATCTCGGGGTTTTCCTCGGGACCGGACATCAATCCTTACGCTTGATTGGTGATACTGCAATACGCCTTGCTCGTGGGATTACCTTAGTTAAACGAGGTAACCTCATTGGCGCAGCTGCTGCGCTCTTAGGTCCTGCTCACAAGCAGGTTCTTCGAGGTCGTAAGCGTGCGCGTCTTCTTGCCCTTCAGGATGCCTACTCAGAATTTAATGCTGAGATCAGCCGAGTGAAGGAACAGAAGTTACTTCCGACCCACTCTAAGTGGATTCGGAAGCGAGGGGCGTATCTAGCCCGGCTGCGTACTCGCGTACGCGCTTTGCCAGAGGACATCCTCGTCCGCCTCCCGCCTCGCGGCGAGAGAACGATTAAGGAGGTCCAAGCGGCGGCCTGGTTAGAATTGCAGTATGGTTGGTTACCACTGGTACAGGATCTTAAGGGTGCTGCAGAAAGTCTTGCAGAGTCCACCCTTCCAAAACGTAAGCGATACTTCGCCCAAGTTCGAGCTTCTGTACCGTCTGGCTTTGTTACACTCGAGCATTTTGCACCGATTACTGCCTATCCTCGGTTTATTAAGTCCGAGGCTAGTAAGCGTGTCGTTGCTTATATTCAAGAGTCTAACGTACCAACCATGGTCGATTTACTCGACATCAAAACCGTTGCGTGGGAACTGCTACCTTGGAGTTTCGTCGCGGACTGGGCCATCCCCATTGGGGAGTACCTTTCTGCCCGCGGCTTCGCTTCAACAGTAACAGGAACCTATGTCATTACGCAGCGTCAGTATCTGGATGCAAGAGACTTTTCGGGAACACACTGGCAGGCGGTCATCACTGACTACCGATTCCAGAGTTCTTCCTTTAAAGCCGCTCAGTATATACGTTCAGTAAGCAATTCTCTGGACGTCCCTACCCCTGAAGTTAAAGGGTTTGGGCAGATACCGTCTTGGCGACGCGCAGCTAATGCCGTTGCCCTCCTTGTACAGCATCACCGCTAAGTCCCATCTCTCGATGGGTTTCTTTTACTTCTCATTGGTAGGCGTCGTAGCCCCAATGCAAAATCGGAGTCCTTTCTATGGCTAATATTGCCAATCTAGTAGCTTTTGACGGTGCCCCAACACCTGTTTCCCATACCTTTGTTCCCGTCGACGTAAGTCGCGCGAAGAATAAGGTTATGGCCAACTGGCGAGAGCAGATTGCCTCGTTGCCGGTATACGCACAAATACGCGTGTCCTCGGTATCCGAAGTGCTGCCCTCAGGTATTGTCAAGAGCGAAGTTAAAGTAGTTGTCCCCGTGATGGAAGCAATTAATGCACAGAATGCAGCGGGTTATACCGCTGCGCCGAAGGTGGCGTACGAAGATACGTACATTCTGACATCGTTCGCCCATCCACGGAGCAATATCACCGGCAGACGTCTCGCACGTCAGATCCTCATCAATCTTGCTGGAAATGTCACAACCACGGTTGCGGCTGCTACAGCAGGGATGGTTCCTGACCTCTGTGATATGTTAGTCTCTCCCACCTAACGGGTAGCTTTCGCTCGATCCGCTATACTTACTTAAAGGAGGTTTTATATGGCTCTCGCCATGGATCACCGTTTTACAACGATGGAGACTAACCATGTCTGCTTCACTATTGCAAGGTACCACGCGTGCCAACTTACGGATGCGTCAACTCGGGAACGTGTTTTACATGACATTGATTGCCATGCTGTTCCTTTGTTGTGTGACCTTAGTGTTGACTATGCTACTGTTTCCGTCTCTGATGCAATAAATCTACGTCAGATCGCCGCGCTGTTTTCTAAACGCGCCGATATAGACATAGGCATTGATAAGGAAGCAGCTGCATGGGCAACATTCCAGGCCACTGAACGCTCTTGCCTTCGGACCAACGAACGATTCCGGCTTCTTGCTCGGGGCTATAATACTTTTAGTCCCGACGTGCACACTATACTTCATAGTGCGTCTCGAAAAATTGCTCGAGTGCTTGGGGTCGTTCCACGATTCGAAGAGTTAAACTTCCGTTTTGGCCCTGGTGCGACAACTTCTATAAAGAAGAAAAATGCATCGCACAAGCGTAAGCTTAGTGAACGGTGTGAATGTAGCGAAGGCCTCGTCAAGCTCCTTCCGGAGCTCCTCGAGGAAGTACCCGCCTGGTGCGAGGCTATGAATATTGCCCCGCCTGACGGTGAAACATATCAGGTGCTTGTCGACATCGTTGACGCGCGCCTGTCCTTCGTCCCGAAGAATGCTAAGACTTATCGCAGCACGGTTATTGAGCCTGTACTGAACAGTTTTATTCAGCTTGGGCTTGGTGACCATATTGCGCGTCGTCTCAAACAGCATTCAGGTATCGATGTTACCGACCAAAGCCGCAATCAACTCGCGGCTCGAGAAGGTAGCATCACCGGCGCCTTAGCGACGCTGGACCTCAGTAATGCATCTGACACCATCGCGCGGGAGCTCGTTTTCCACTTGCTCCCTCTTGATTGGTTTCTTTTACTTGACAGCTGCCGTTCGGCCTCTGTTACGTATCAGGATCGTCAGATCTGGCTTCAGAAGTTTAGCAGCATGGGGAATGGTTTTACGTTCCCCCTTGAGACCCTTATATTTTGGGCTCTTGCATCGGCGGCATCAGAAGATGACCCTCGGGTCCTCGCCTATGGCGATGACCTTGTGGTCCCCACTGAGTTCGCTGGTGCAGTCTGCGCTCTTCTCGAAACGGTTGGCTTCACAGTCAACCATGAGAAGAGTTATACTTCTGGACCTTTCCGTGAATCTTGTGGAAAGGATTACTGCTCGGGCATTGCCGTACGCCCTTGTTATCTTAAGGATAAGATAACATACCTTGACTTGTTTCGGTTCCATAATTTTTACGTAAGGAACTTTGACTTTCAAGGCGCTGCCCTCTGCCTTCAGTATATCCCACCAGACATCCGTCTGTGGGGACCTGACGGCTTCGGTGATGGCCACCTTCTCGGTGATCATCCTCGTACCCCGTTTAAACTTCAACGGGGTTGGGGCGGTTATATCTTTGACACGTATTCCTCTCGTGCTAAGCGTGATTTCACGCCGCGCCCTGGAGATCGTGTCCTGCCAGCTTACTCGATATACTTGAGTAATGGTGTGAGTCGTGAAACCTTCACTCCTCACAGTCCGGCAGGTTACCCCTCGGCATCTCTGCCTGGGGTCACAGGATATAAGCGTACGTCGATCTACACTTTTGGTTAGCACTTTGCTAACCTAGGAGAG